AAAGCCGACCCGGTCCATAAAGTAACGATCATGCCGCGTGGCTGGGCCCTGGGCCTGACCTGGCAGTTGCCGGAACACGACCGCATCTCGGGCTACAAGGACAAGATGCTGGAAGAAATTTCCATCCTGTTCGGCGGCCGTATCGCGGAAGAGATTTTTGTCGGCCAGATGTCTACCGGCGCCTCCAACGACTTCCAGCGCGCCACCAAGCTGGCACGCTCGATGGTGACCAAGTTCGGCATGTCCGATTCGCTGGGCGTGATGGTGTACGAGGACGAGCAAAACGACGGCTTCATGGGTGGCAGCAACAAGACCATCTCGGAAGCGACCCAGCAAAAGGTCGATGCGGAAATCCGCAACATCCTTGACCAGCAGTATTCGCTGGCCCGTCAGCTGCTCGAAGACAACCGCGAAAAAGTCGAAGTCATGACCAAGGCGCTGCTCGACTGGGAAACCATCGATGCCGACCAAATCAACGACATCATGGCTGGTCTGGAGCCGCGTCCACCAAAACCGGGCGTAACGATCCGCAAGCACCCGCCTAGCGACGGTGGTTCGGGCGTTTCGCCTACCGTGACCGCGCCAGCGTAAGGCGCCGTCAGGCAGCACAACACGAAGGGGTGGGGAGCGATCCTCGCCCTTTTTTATTTTCAGTTCTACATTACCGTCTCGCATGCGATCTACACTACAGTTTGGCCGTTTCAATTACGCCTTGCAGGGCCACCCCGGTGCGCGCCCGCGCGTGATGGGCATCCTCAATATCACCCCCGATTCGTTTTCCGATGGCGGCAGTTACCAGTCGTTGGAATTTGCACTGAGTCATGCCGAAGAAATGATTGAAGCCGGCGTCGATATCATCGACGTCGGTGGCGAATCCACCCGGCCCGGTTCGCCGGCGGTGTCGCTTGAAGACGAACTGCAACGCGTGATGCCGGTGCTGTACGCGTTGCGCGACCTCGGTCCCGCAGTGTCGGTCGATACCTACAAGCCGCAAGTGATGCGCGAAGCGATCATTGCTGGCGTCGACATGATTAACGACATCAACGGCTTTCGCGCTCCCGGTGCGCTCGATGCCGTGCGCGACAGCGATTGCGCGCTGTGCATCATGCACATGCAGTCGGACCCGCAACACATGCAACTGGCGCCCGCGTACAGCGACGTGGTGGAAGAGGTCATCGCCTTCCTGCGCGAACGCATCGATGCCTTGACGAGCGCCGGGATTGATCCGCGTCGATTGTGCATCGATCCCGGGTTTGGGTTCGGTAAGACAGTGGAGCATAATTACGCTCTGCTCAAGGCAACCGGCCGCCTCATAGCGGAACTAGATATGCCGCTGCTGGCAGGCCTGTCGCGCAAATCGATGATCGGCGCCGTCACCGGCAGGCCGGTGGAGCGGCGCGCGGCAGGCAGCGTGGGCGGCGCGTTGGCGGCGGTAGCGCAGGGCGCGCTGATCGTGCGTGTGCACGACGTGGCCGACACGGTCGACGCGCTCAAGGTATGGCAGGCAGCACAATAAAAACACGATAAAACCAACAACGACAAAGAGCACACACATGGCACGACAATATTTTGGCACCGATGGTATCCGCGGCCTGGTGGGCGTTTCGCCCATTACGCCAGACTTCGTTATGCGCCTCGGCTATGCCGCCGGCAAGGTGCTGGCCGGCAGGAGCACTGACACGGGCAGCAAGCGCCCCACGGTCCTGATCGGCAAGGACACGCGCATCTCGGGCTATATGCTGGAAGCGGCGCTGGAAGCAGGCCTGGCGGCCGCTGGCGTGGACGTGATGCTGGCCGGCCCCATGCCCACGCCCGCCATCGCCTACCTGACGCGCGCGCTGCGCCTGTCGGCCGGCGTGGTGATTTCGGCATCGCACAACCCGTTCCAGGACAATGGCATCAAGTTCTTTTCCGACCAGGGCACCAAGCTGCCCGACTCGGTCGAGCTGGACATTGAAGCTGCGCTCGACTTGCCGATGGACTGCGTGCCATCGGAAAAACTCGGCCGCGCCAAGCGTCTCGACGATGCCCAGGGCCGCTACATCGAATTTTGCAAGAGCACGTTCCCCAACGAGCTCGACCTGCGCGGCCTGAAAGTGGTGGTCGATTGCGCCCATGGCGCCGCCTACAACATCGCCCCGCACGTGTTCCATGAACTGGGCGCCGAAGTCATCGCCATCGGCAACAAGCCGGACGGCTTCAATATCAACCTCGGCCACGGCGCCACCGCGCCGGAAGCGATGGCCGCCGCCGTGCGCGCCCATGGCGCCGACCTCGGCATCGCGCTTGACGGCGACGCCGACCGCCTGATCATGTGCGACGCCAATGGCCGTCTCTACAACGGCGACGAGTTGCTGTACCTGATGGTGGTCGACCGCTTGGCTACCGGCCCGGTGGCGGGCGCGGTCGGCACTTTGATGACCAATATGGCCGTCGAAGTGGCGATCAAGCAAAAGGGCGTGGGCTTCGCCCGCGCCAAGGTGGGCGACCGCTACGTGCTGGAAGTCATGAAAGAAAACGGCTGGCTGCTGGGCGGCGAAGGCTCGGGCCACCTGCTGTGCCTGGACAAGCACACGACCGGCGACGGCATCATCTCGGCGCTGCAAGTGCTGTCGGCACTGAAGCGCTCGGGTCAGTCGCTGGAAGAGGCGACCGCCGACCTGGTGCTGTTCCCGCAAACGCTGATCAACGTGCGCGTGGCAGCCGGCTTCGACTGGACCAAGAACGCTGCCATGGTCGCCGAAAAAGAGCAGGTCGAGCGCGAACTGGGCGATACCGGCCGCGTGCTGATCCGCGCCTCCGGCACCGAGCCGCTGATCCGCGTGATGGTGGAAGCGCGCAATGCTGCCGACGCCAAGTCGATGGCCCAGCGCATTGCCGACAAAATCGACCTCCAACTCGCGGCCTGAATTAATTTATGCAAGATACCTGGGGGCGTCCATTGACGGCGCGGCCCCCGGGCGTTAGAATGCTGTCTTCGGAGTGTAGCGCAGCCCGGTAGCGCACCTGGTTTGGGACCAGGGGGTCCAAGGTTCGAATCCTTGTACTCCGACCAAAAACACTAAACGGGTTGTCCTAGACAACCCGTTTTTCATTTCTGCGACGAATTCTCGTTGCACATTCTGCCCATAGCTCAGTTGGATAGAGCATCAGCCTTCTAAGCTGAGGGTCGCAGGTTCGATTCCTGCTGGGCAGGCCAAAAAAAGCAAAAAAATCAAATTCTTAGGTGCTGCTTCAAGGTTGGACGGACCAGCATTTGGGTAATTCGGAATGTAGCGGGTAATTGAGCGTTGTATTGTTCGAGCGTTGGTCAGAGCAGCTGGGGATGCTTCTGCTTTACGTTTGTGTTTTTGAGGTAGACTTCGTAGTTAGCTAGTCATATATTTTTGCATACGCCACCGGAAGCCCGTCGCTAGATGAGACCACTCGCTCTTTCAATAGTACAGGACATATTTAAGAATTTGGCGCCGTACTTAGAGACGCGTGCGGAGCTTGATGAGTTCACTCTTAACCGCTACAAGCGGGAAGTGGAGCGCAATCTTGGTGGTGACCCAATCCTCGGAAATCAAGTCCGGGCTATTTTAGCGTTGATGGAATGGGATGAAGCTGGCTTTGACGAGTGGTTTGCTCGCGCCTTGGGCCTTTCGGACTCAGGGGATGTTCATTTCGGATACGCTAATTCACTCCAGCTCTTGGGACGATTTCCAGAGGCGTTCGCCCACGCATTCATCGCAAGCGAGCGAGTGCCTGAAAACCTAACCTATTTATCGACCGCAATCACTTACGCTCACCATTCCGGTCTCTTCGATAAGGCCGCAGAATTGGTGGATATTTATAACACTAGGTCTCCGAAATCTTTGCATCAAGATACTAATCTGGTCAAAGATACCCTGCAGTCGATGAAGATATTAGGTTTGCCTGACGATCTTCCTGCTAGATGCAATGCGGTTGCTTTTAAGTTGCTGCGCGAGCATAAAATTCCGTATTCCCACACACTCATGCTTGTCGACGTCGAAGAGTACGCAATTCTTTATCATATCTGCATCGATCGGCCAGCCGATGTTGTCCAAAAGGTTGATGACGAGTTGGGTGTTCGTCTTTTCGATGAGTTGCCGGATGTAGACCCTGGCAAATATTGGGTCGGATTTGATAAGGTGGAGGCGTAGATGGCAGTCCAGCCTGTCGATATACTTGAATTGGCGAAGAGCCTCCTCCCCATGCAAAATGAGTTCGGCAAGGAGGTCGCGTTTCGTTCTGCGACGTCGCGTGCGTACTACTCCGCTTTTCACGCCGCAAGTTTGGCTTTGCCCGATGACCTGCAGCCTAGCCAAGCCGCCCGGAGGGGAAAGTTATCGCACCAAGCGGTCATCAATAGCTTTACAGAATGGGGGCGTGCAGACCGTCCAGGGCGCGTCGATGCTGTATGGATTTCCAGAAATCTCCTTCGGCTTAAGCAGTTTCGTAAGCAAGCTGACTATAATATCGATGTGGATTTTTCGCACGCACGTTCGCAAGAAGCATGTCAATTGGCAGAAAAGTTGCTTGAGCGAGCGGACCGTGCTTTTCGAGCTGCTGCAAGGCGCGAAGCAATTTAGGTAGTGTTTAGTCAAACTTGAATTTTTCCTGGCTTAACCTTTTCAGGTTTCCGCCTGTAGATCCGGTCAGTAACGCGACTGTCGACGTGAGATAACAAAGCTCGCGCATGCTCAAGGCTTTCGGCATCGCTCGCGCACTTCGCGCGAAGATCATGTTCGGTGAAGCGCTCAGTCAGCTTGGTTTCTTCCATGACGCGTATCATAAATCGCTGCCACATTGAGTCCCAGCCGCTTGCGGTTTCCCTAACCGGATCGATGTACGAGGCGCCGACACGTGTGCAGAACAAGAGGTTCGGAACATTTGCCGGCCGCACACTAATTGCTGCAGCGACCGCTGCGCGCAAGTCGTCATTCCATTCGTAGATGGTCGATTTTCCGGTTTTGGCGGCGGTCTTGTGGCGTGTGACGTGGATACCGTCGTCCTTAAAGTCTTCCGCCGGATTCAGGCGCAACAAATCGCTCCTGGCCAGGCCTGTAAGCAACTTAAGCCGGACATACGCCTGCAGCACTAGAACGCTCCCCTTTTTACGTTTGCTGGCAAGGGCGAGAACCTCAACCAATTCCCAGTCCTCGACGTAGCGGGTGCGCGGTGCCTCCCCCTCAAGTCGCACTTCGCCCTTGAACGGGTGCCGGTCGATCAACCCCCACTCCACGGCTTTGGTAAATGCGTGGGAAAGCGCATCGATCGCACGGTGCGCAGCGATCCGCGTAGTCTTGCGAGACTCCACGTACTGGTAGACGTTTTGCGGCCGGATCCAATCGAGCGGCGCATCACCAAATACAGCTTTGAGATTGCGCAATGCGCGCCGCCGTTCCACCTGGTGGCGCGGCGACTTCTTCGGCAGCTCTTCGAGCGAATACCGGTCCAGCAGTGCGCCGATCGTCTTCGCAGCGTCCACCACTTCCAGACGCTTCGCCCACTCCGCATAGGCTTGCGGCAGCGTGGCGCCCAGTCTGAACTTTTTCTTTCCGTCCCACCGACTCTCAAGGCCGGGTGGCACCATATAGTAATAGGCGCCATGGTGCACTACCCACCGGGCCGGCAGCCCTGCATTTTCCTTCAATCGCTTCCTAGCCATTCGCTGCACTCCAATTCGGTATAAATTCTTTTTTTCGCGGGGCCGCCGCCGGTGCGCCGCCCAGCTCGCGCTCCACGTGCGCGCGCAGGACGAGCAGGCCGCCATCTGCACGGATGCGGTAGACGATTCCCAGCGAGTTGAGCATTCGCCGCTGCGCCACGCGCGTCTTACGGTCCGTCATTTCCTGGATCTCTTCGTTGTCGAGGAACATGGTTCCCATAACTATTCCTTCGGCTTTTTCGGCGCTTCATGCCCGCCGTTTCGCTGAATGGAGTACATGAAGGGGCGCAGCTTCCCCGTCTTCAGCAGATCAACCGCAGCGATCAGGTTGTCCAATTTGACCAGTGGGATTGCCACCATTTCGGTCGAGTTCGTGATGCTGTTTTTAGATTCGTTCATCGTGCTCTTCAGCGCCTCGCGGCGCATCTTTTCAAGTAATGTCCGGCGCCAGCGATACCGCGTCAGGCGCCAATGGCTCAGCGCTTCCGGCCAGATACACGGTGGTGTCCACGGTGCCACCGGAAAGGCTGTACGTGATCGTGTGGATGAAGCCCTTGCGATCGTTGTGCATGACCGGGTGGCAGGTCTGCAACGCGTGCAGCAGCACCCGGTTGTGGCGCGCTGCTGCCTCCAGCTTGCTGAGCGCCACGCTGGGCGCTTCGTCGCGGCTGCCCATGGTCTACTTCCAGTTGTAGATGACGAACGCCACCAGGGCCGCGTAGTAGGCCAGCTCGGCGGCGATCTTGGCGCGCCGGCTCATGCTGGTTCCGCCTCTGCCAGCTGGCGCACCTCATTCGGCGCCAAATTCCAGCCGCGCACCTCGTCTGCTGTGAACTTGCCAGCCTCCGACAGATCGCTCGTGTAGCCGCAATTGCCGGCGCGGTGGTAGACGTTGTGCTGGCTATTCCATATCGCAAACAGCGCTGGCTTACCGGGAAACAGAATGTCGCGCAGCACGGCGGCGCGCTCGAACCTCATCGCCTTGATCGCCTTCGCCATCTCGCCTTCCAGGCGTTTGCGCCGCTGCCATGCGTTGCGCTTGACGCGTGGATCACCGGGACATGCGGCATACAATTCCCGGTGATCGGCCCACTCAATTCCATGCGTACCGGTGACCACCATCCAGCGGCCATTCAGGCTGTAATATGCGGACCCATAGACCACGCGGCCATCGCTGGTAATCGCGTAGACCTTGGCCCCATCCTCGATGGCGATGCCGTCACGCGTAAAGCCGTTGTCGGGGCTGTTAAACGAGGCCCGCCCAAGGCGCTCGACGTAGTGGCACGAGGTGCGCTGGCTATGCTTGGCGTATTCCAGCGCAGTTGCGCCATTCAAGCCGATCTTCGGGTCCGATGGCTCGAACACATAGCCGGTGAAGACGTTCAGCAGGTAGTCCCGAATGCGGCGCCGCGTGCGCTCCATTTCGATGCGCAATAGGTACGGCATGCGCGCTTCCTTTCCGAAGTCGTAGCGCCCGCCGTTGCGGTTCTCGGACGGCGTGACGTCTTGCCACATCTCGAATTTGATGCAGCGGCCTGACATTTCGAGCTGCCCCTTGATGTCCCCCTTGATGCAGGTGCGGTGGTTGAGTGCAATTACCTTGAACTGCTCGGACTGGTCCCAGGGTAAAACACTCCAACCAATGCGGCGCAGGGTCTGCACGATGCGCGCAAACACGTCTTGTTTGAATTTTCGTTCCCACGCCTTTTCCGCCTGCCAGCTACCAGCTGCGCGCGCGGCAGAGATACCTTCCTCCCAGATGCTCACGTATGCATCGCCGAAGTTGATGGTGCCGGTACGCTCAATACGGCCTCTGGTCATGCTCATGCTGCCTCCTCGATTGATTCATAGGCCGCCTTCGCGGCGTTGTATTCGCTGGCCACGATCTCGACCATGCATGGCGCCAGCTGCGCGCTGGTGGCGACATACACCGTGCCGCCGGTGCGTTGAAACATATTGAAGCTGCAGAAGAACAGGGCTCCCCAATCAGTGCCCATCGATGCCAGCACCGGCGACAGGTCGGCCTTCTCGGCTGGGTAGCGCGCCGTCCAGTCCGCCCGCAGCTCAGCCAGCGCCAGGCGCTGCTCTTTTGTGGCTTTTCGTAGCGATGCGCGCGGGCGCTGAATGTCCGCGCGCTGCGGATCCGGCTTCGTCCACAGCGGATCATCCTTGGCCGGGCGGAAGCACAGACCCGCGACCTTGCGTCCGTGGACGGTTGAGCTCGTGAGCAGCTTGCCGCCGAAGTGATCGGCGAACGCTTTGCCGGCTGCCGAGACCTTGGCGGCCTCGGCTTCGTATGTGGCCAGCGCGCGCAGCACCGCTGGATCGCTGGTCTTGTAGAAGGCGGCGCTCACGACAGGGCCTCGTCGGTCATGTCGAATGCGGCAACCGCTTCCGCCGGCGCGTGCGCACGCAGCGTGATGTGAATTGCACCGGCGCGGCGACCTTCCATAATCCCGTGCGCGGCCAGCCGTTCCTTGGTGGTCAGGTTCCGCCACTTTGATACGGAGTGGTCACCGAACCAGATCGCCTGCGGCCCGTCAGCCTGGGATGGGCCAAACGAGAAACCGCGATCGCGCAGCCACTTATCGGCGGCACGCTGCGCGCCGAAGTCATCACCGGCGACCGCCTGGAAAATTTTCATGTTGGCGCTCATGCTTTTGCTTCCCCGCCCAGCGCCTCAACCACGTCCGCCAGCATCTTTGCCAGCTCGGCAGTCATAAGCATCATGTCGCCGTCGAAGCGCTCGTCGCCGTTGCGGGCGCTTGATTCTTTTTCCTGCAGCACGTCCAGCGGCTTCACCGACTTGATTGCCAGCGTTTCATCGAGCACGAACGAAACCTTGCTGTTCCACGTCAGCGCTAGGCGCGTGCATTGCTTGCCCGCGTCGATGTGGCGGCCCACGTCGGCGGCTTCGAGGGTGTGGCGTTTGTATGCCACCTGCGCCTTGCTCCCGCCGGCCGCGCGCAGCGTCGCATCCATGTCCACGGTGAAGCCCACCGGCGCTTCGTCGGCCTGGAGCCACGAGGTCATCACGGCCACGGGCGAGCGCTGCACGCGCAGGCTTTCCACCGGCAGCCTGTCTACGGCCTTGAGCAGCAGCTTGAGCACGTCGTCGGCGCGGCTCGGCGAGGACGTGTCCACCACCAGCCAGCCGTTCACCGGATCGATCCAGACCCATGTGCTCGTCTTCGTCGAGAACGCGCGGGGCAGCAGCTCGTCGGCCACGCGTTCCTTCAATTCCTTCATGGCTTTCTTGCCGGGCGCGAAGCCCTGCGTCTCTTCCATATCGGCGGCGCGCGCCTTTGCCACCTGGTTGATCACGCTGGCAGGCAGCAGCTTCTTTTCGGTCGTGAGCACCAGCAGGAACTGACGGTTGATGACATGCACTAGGTCACTGCCGGGGCGCGGCTGGTCCCAGCCCTGGCGCAGCAGTTCGTTGCTGGCGGCCGGCACGAAGGAGTGGGTCGCCAGCGCAGCGTTGAGCTGGTCGGCGGTGAATGCCCAGGGGGCGGGCAGGCGGTACACCTGCAAGTTTTTAAACCAGGACATTCCGTCTCCTACGTGGTGGTGTTCAGCAGTCGTTCCATGCGAGCGGCGGCGACCGCCTCGGCATGCAGGGCCGCCGCCAGCTGACGATCGAGCCGGGCGGTGCGCTGGGTGCTGCGGCGGTAGGCGCGCGCGGCGGCGCGAATGCTCCGCGTGGTGGTGAAGCCAGTGATGAGGCTCTTCATGGCTGCACCATCGCGGTCACGCCCAGGACCTCGCCGGTGTAGGCGGCATCAAGGATTTGGCCGAGGTCACCGGTCTCGGTGTAAGTGCGCGCGCTAGTGGCGGTGCGCTCGGTGATGAGGTAGGTCATGCGGCACCTGCTGCGGCAGGTTGGAGAGGGTGGACGATGGCGTAGATCGCGGCGCCCAGTGCTTCATCACCAGCGCCGCGAAGGGCACCGGCCAAGCAGGCGACGAAACAGGAAGCGCGCACCATGCTGCGGTCTTCCGTGGCCGGATCCCCAAACATTGCGAGCGCAGTTTTGAGGGCACCGACGTAATCGGGCTGAGGTAAAAGGTTGGGGCGGGGTGGTGCTGAGGCTGTTGCGGTTGCGGTGTTCATCCATTCCTCCATCGGTAGGTGTCGATGGAGGAATATTAAGTTAGCTTCACATAAAAATCAAGATAACTTAATTTATTTATGTTGTGAAATTCAGGCTATATGCTTGTTGTTGCAAATTCGTAACTTCATTTGGACTTTTTCAGCAGTGTGTCGCCGTAAACAGTGTCGCATCCTCGGCCTCGCTCGCTTGGGAATACCCGCTCGCAGTCCGCACGAGCCGAAATGGCGGCCCGCTCGGCCCGGGATGACGCTATATAGGGCAGGGCAAAAAACGCAGCTACGAGAATGAGGGGTATCACGATCCACCATCTTGTTCTAGGAACTTTTGCACCGCATTTCATGCAGGCTTTTGCAGAAGCCGCCACCTCGTTACCGCACTCTTTGCACGATATCAACGCCACGTAAACTCCTTAGAAATGGTCGCCTTCGCGGCGAACGACTCGGCCAATTATGATGCACTCTGTTCCCCTGCATTGGCGGCGATAAAAGCGCCGCTGATCGGCGTTGTCGGACATAAGCCACCATTGACCTGCGTCTCGAGAAAGACGCTTAACAACCGATTCGCCATCGTAGTTCACAGCGAACACTCCATTATCCGTAGGCTTTTTGTCCGCAAGGTTAATGACGATGGTGTCGCCCTCGTAAAAGGTCGGCTCCATACTTTCACCTTTGACCTCCATAGAAATGAGCTGGGATGGCGTAAAACCCCGGCGGTCTACCCATGTTTTAGCGAGTCCAATCGTGCCTCCGTCAGCCATTTCTGGCTCCGCCTGAAATCCTGTCATGCCAGCTCTAAGCTTCAACTTCACAAATGGGATTCGATATGTGTCCGAGCTGTCATCGTCAACTGCTACCACCCGCCTCGAGCCAGGGAACATTTCAAGTACGGATTCGATCGGCAATGCTGAGCCTTCCCCTTTTTCCAGCCATATGGGATCGACACCAAGGAAGTCCCCAACCTTTCGGGCCTGCTCAGCGTTTATGCCGTTGGCGTCGGCAAACCAATAACCCGCCGCAGAAGGGGACACCCCAGCGGCTTTAGCGATTTGCGACTGAGGGATTTTTTTGAGGTCTGGACTACCAGCCAATTTGCGCTCGATCGCCCAGCGCAGTCGTTCAGATAACAGGTTTGAATTCATTTAGCTAGCTTAACAAGCAAAGCATAAAGATGGCTTTACAATGAAGTGAAGTTGTCTTAATATTTGCCCATGGATACACGGACAACGATTAAACGACTGGGCGGAGGAGCGAAGGTAGCTGCCCTTTGTCAAGTAACGCCAGCAGCGGTCTCCCAGTGGATCGTGAATGGCATCCCTCCCGCGCGCTTGATGTACCTCAAGTTGGCACGGCCGGAAGCGTTCGACAAACCAGAACGCCCGGCGATACCTCCCACCGAATAATTTACAGCAAGAAACCTGGTGTGCTTTGTCACGTCCATATTGTTTCCCGTAGGAAGTTTTTGTTCTGTTGGGTCGGAATATTTATTTAATTATTACATTGTTTTTTAGAAACTTACTCATTTGTTTTTAGGTTAACACATGAACATCCGCGACGCCATCTATCAAACCGTTCACCGCGCCGCCGGCGGCGTCGAGGCTTTGGCCGTCCGCATGGGGCTGCGCGTGCAAATCCTCCGCAACAAAGCTAACCCGAACAGTGCTACGAACTACCTCAGCCCCCTCGAACTGGATGCCCTCATGGAACTTACGGGCGACTACGCAGTGCTGCATGCGCTTGCGCAAAACCATGGCCACGTGTGCCTGCGCGTGGACGTCGATTCGGCGCCATCGGACATGGCCGTTCTTGAGCTGGTAACGAAGGTCTGGTCGGCGAGCGGGGAGGTTGGCGCCGAAGTTCACGCGACGCTCGCTGATGGCGTCGTCGAGCGGCACGAGGTCGCGCGCGTCAAGGCGGCCGTGTACCGCGTCAACCACGCCCTCGAACAAATGGTCCTGCGCCTTGAAGGCATGGCCGAGAAATGATTTACCCACCACCAGGAGACCACATGAGCAATGAAACCCTGCCGTTCGACCCGAGCCGGCTGCTGAACCACGTCATGGAACGGCTGAAATTGAAGAACGACGCAGCGCTCTCTCGCGCGCTGGAAGTGGCGCCGCCGGTCATCAGCAAGATCCGTCACCAGCGCCTGGCCATCGGCCCGGCCCTGAAAATCCGCATCCTCGAAAAGATGGAAATCAGCGTCCACGAAATCAACTACCTGATCGGCAAGGCGGCAGCGTGAGCGCGGCCGATCAAAAGAAGGATGCTGCGCCACCGGCCGCACAGGACGTGCCGCCGATTGAACCGGGCCACGTCATGCCCCTGGCGCAGTACGAAGAGCTGGTCCGCAAAGCAGCGGGCCAGAAATAGGAAAGGCCCGCGTGGAGGCGGGCCTTAGGTACAACAACTTAAAGAGGTTCCAATGTTAGCACAATCGAATTCCGTACTCCCCGCAGCCGTGCCGCACTCAGTGCGCATGCAGCAAACGGGGGCCATCTGGGATGCCATCGAGCAGGCGCTGCGCGCGCTGTCGATCGCCACCACTCGCGAGATCGCCGACGCCGTCGGCCTGTCACCATCCCAGGCACAAGCGCGCCTGATGGACCTGCGCGAAATGGGCGAGGTTCGCCACGCCACGCTGCCAGGCCGCGCGGTACGCGCCTGGTCGCTGGGCGCGGAAGAATTTGCCGCGCGCGCCGAACGTATGACGCCGCTGGTGACGAAGGCGCGGCAACTCGGCACGTTTCGCCGTGATCCGTTGGTCGCCGCGTTGTTCGGCGTGCCCGGTGAGGCTACCGCGCCAGTTCAGGCGGTCGCATGAAGCGCGACTTGATGACCATGCAGCTCGAGCTGGGCCACGAGCTGATCATTGACAACTTTGCAGGCGGTGGCGGCGCATCTGAGGGCATTGAGCAGGCGTTCGGTCGCCCGGTAGACGTGGCCATCAACCACAATGGTGAAGCGTTGGCCATGCATGCGGCCAACCATCCAACGACGGCGCATTATCAGGAAGACGTGTTCGCCGTTCATCCCGGCTTCATTACCGGCAACCGACCAATCGGCCTGGCCTGGTTCAGCCCGGACTGCAAGCACCACAGCAAGGCAAAAGGCGGCAAGCCGCGCGAAAAGAAGATTCGCGGCCTGGCCTGGGTTACGTTGAAGTGGGGCACGTTCCAGATGCCGCGCTGCATCGCCCTGGAGAACGTCGAAGAGTTCGCTGACTGGGGGCCGCTCGACGCCAACGGCAAACCGCTCGTGGCCGAGCGCGGCCGCACCTTCCGCGCATTCATCGACGCGCTGTCGACCGGCGTCGATCCGGCGCACCCGGACGTGCCCGAGATTTACGACGCGCTCGGTGCTGACTTCCCTATGGAGCGCCTGTATCGTGGCCTTGGCTATAAGGTTGAATCTCGCATCCTGCGCGCCTGCGACTACGGCACGCCGACCATCCGCAAACGCCTGTTCGTTTTCGCGCGGCGGGACGGCCGGGCCATCAGGTGGCCACGCCCAACGCACGGCAATCCGAAGCTGAGGGGTTTCGAGCAAAGCGGCCTGCAGCCATGGCGCACCGCCGCCGAATGCATCGACTGGTCGATTCCCTGCCCGAGCATTTTCGAGCGCGCCAAGCCGCTTGCCGACAAGACCTTGGCGCGTATCGCCAAGGGCATCATGAAGCACATCGTCGGCAGTGCCGATCCGTTCGTCGTTCCCGGCAGCGCCGCGCCGTTCCTGACCGAGCATGCCAATGGCTCGACGCAGCGCACGTTCGATATCGCCGAGCCGCTGCGCACCCAGTGCGCCGAGATCAAAGGCGGCCACTTCGCCTTGGTCAGCGCCATGTTGGCCAAGCACTACACCGGTGTGACTGGCACGCCGGTCATCGTTCCGTTTGGCACCGTGACGACAGCCGATCACCATTCGATCGTGGCCACCACGCTGGTCAGCCTACGCAATAACCAAGACGGCAAGGACATCCGCCTGCCGGTGCCAACCATCACCGGCGGCGGCACTCACATCGGCGAGGTGCGCGCATTTCTGATCAAATATTACAGCGAAGGCGGCCAGGACCAGTCGCTGCACGATCCGATGCACACGATCCCGACCAAGGACCGAATCGGCCTGGTAACAATCCGAGGTGAGGACTACGCGATCGTCGATATCGGCATGCGCATGCTCACGCCGCGCGAGCTGGCCCGTGCGCAAGGCTTCCCTGACTCGTACATCCTTGACCTGATGCACAACGGCAGCAAGCTCTCGAAGGCGTCACAAGTGCGCATGATCGGCAACAGTGTTTGCCCTCCGCTCGCCCGCGCGCTGGCAGAAGCGAACTTCGAACACGAGCATGAGATGGCGAGGGCTGCGTAATGGCTGGCGACTGGATCAAAATGCGCAGCAACCTGTGGGACGACCCGCGCGTGACCATGATGGCCGACCTCACGGAATCTAGCGAGGCCACCGTGGTGGGCGCGCTGTACTGGCTGTGGGCAACCGCCGACCAACACTCGAACGACGGCATCATGCAAGGGCTCACCTTGCGCGCGCTGGACCGCAAGACGGGCCTGGCCGGCTTCGGCAATGCACTCGTTGACGTCGGCTGGCTCGTTGAGCAGGCCGGCGGCCTTGAAATCATTCGCTTCTCGGACCACAACGGAGAGTCGGCAAAGAGCCGCGCCCAGACCGCGCGCAGGGTGGCAAATCACAAAAGTAACGCCAAGGTAACGCAGCTACCGTTACCAGAACAGGAGACTACCGTTACCACAGCGTTACCTAGAGAAAGAGAAAGAGAAAGAGAAGAAGTAAACATCAAAAACAAAAGCAAAAAGCCGCCGGCTGCGCCGACGTTCGATCCGATCCCGGTGCTCAAGATGCTTGGTGTTGCCGACCAGACCGCCAAGGATTGGCTGACGCTTCGCAAGGCCAAGCGCGCCCCGGTCACGCAAGCCGTGATCGACAACTTCCTTCGGGAGACCGGGAAAGCGGAAATGGACCTCGATGCCGTGCTGGCGATGTGCTGCGTACGCGGCTGGACCGGCTTCGATGCGAGTTGGCTGCAACGCTCTTCGGCGCCAGCGCAATCGCCCGCCGCCCGCTTTGACCCCACTGCCCACGTCAACCGCAACCGCCTGAGGCCGCAATGAACGCTACGCTCACCACCACCCATGGCGCCGCCAACGCGCCAGCCGCGCCCAGCACCAGGCCGTACTCGCACTGGTTCGACGTGCACCCGGACCTGGGCATTTCGCTGATGGACCACCTCTGGAACCGCCTGGACGGCGCGTACCCGCAGAAATGGCGCCAAAACTTCCCAGGCCAGCAATCGATCGACAACTGGTGCGAGAGCTGGGTCGAAGCGTTTGAGGAGGAGGGCATCAGCCCAGGCGACGTGCGTGTCGGCCTCAAGGAATGCCGACGCCGCTTCACGTGGCCTCCATCGTGCGCCGAGTTCATCCAGGCTTGCAAACCCTTTAGCGACCCGGCAGCGGCTTACCACGAGGCCGTGGCGGGCCTCCTGGCGCGCGGAAAAGGTGAGCTGGGGGTGTGGTCGCACCCGGCCGTGTTCTGGGCCGCCAGCAGCCTCTCACGCGATTTGACCGAACAAACTTTCGGGCAGGTCAAGGACCGATGGGCGGCGGCGCTGCGCGTGCAACTGGCGCGCGGTACATGGGAGGACATTCCACCCCCGCGCGTTCAACTGCCGGCGCCGGGCAAGACCGCGATGTCGAAGGAGCGTGCCGAACAGTTCGTGCGCGAGGTCGGCGCCGCCGGCGTGGGCGCGGGCAACGCCGTTGACGGAAAGCGTTGGGCTCGGCGCATCCTCGAGCGGGCGGAGAGAGGCGACAAGACGCTGCTCCAGTACCAGATCAACGTCGCGAAGGAGGCCTTGGGCCTCCGCGAACCCAGCACGAACGGTTTTTGACAAGGGGCAGGATTGAGCGCAGAGGTCTTCAAGGTTGGCAGCATCTGGCACTACCGTTTTCAGGTCCGCCCGTTCAAACGCGTCCAGCGCAGCACCCGCATGCGCGATAGAAAGCGCGCGACCATCGTGGCTGAGCGCGCCTACGCCGATGCCGTGACGCGCGCGAACGGCGGCAATCCCATCCCGACGCTGGCCGAGCTGCTGGCGGACTGGGTAGAACTGCGCGCGGCGATCTCGAGCGCCCACCACGTCCGCAGCGTCAAGACGTTCAACCGGTTGCACCTGTACGGCCTGGGCGAGAAGCTGATCAGCGACCTCGACACGACCACGGTGGAGCGCGCCCGCGCCCAGCACCTGGCAGGCCGCAGCTACTCCACGGCCAACCACTGGCTGCGCATCCTCAAACTGCTGGTGAACTGGGCCGTCAAGCGCGGCATCCTCGCTCGTCTGCCGTGGGACGTGGCGATGCTGAGCGTGCAAAAGCGCCCGCGCGTGCTGCTGCCACTGGCTGACGTCCACGCCTGGTTCGCCGCGATCGACCGGACGGTGGACCGCGCGCCGGCGTTGAGCACCGCCGCGCGCCTGATGCTTTGGCTTGGGCTGCGCGAATCGGAGGCGATTACCGCACGCTGGGAGTGGTTTGACTGGGAGCGGGCGACCTATACGCCAGGCGTGACGAAGGGGCGCGAGGCGGACCCGCTACGCGTACTGCCCGAGCTGGCGGCTTATCTGGCGCCGCTGCGGGCCACCGAGGGGCTGCTGCTGTGCCGTCCTGATGGGACGCCATACGGCCCGGGCTTCATGCGCGCGGCCATCCAGTCGGCCAACGCCGTCTGCAAGATCAAGGGCATCACGCCGCACCGCCTGCGCGGCACGATCGCCACTTGGTTGTCCGAGAGCGGCACGCCCGCTCAAGACGTCCAGGCCTTCCTGCGCCACAAGGACATTCGAACGACGATGGTCTACCTCGAACGGAACATGGACCGCGTGA